AATCTAAATGCATTAAATAATTTTGTTATATTTTCAGCAAATTTATCTATTGTAGTATCATCTTTAGCTTTACCCGTTTTTTCTAATGTATTTAAAAATTCTTTAGCTTGTTGTAAAGCATTGTAAGTTGATGAAAAATTAGCTACATTTTCAACATCATATGTAATAGCTCCAGTTTCAGGATCAACATCGGATACTGTTGTTTTTACACCTTTTTTTATATCAGTGTCGCCTACCTCTATTTCTTTAAGCTTGAACCTGTACATTTTTTACTTCTTGTATTAAATCGTAGTATTGTAACAGGTTAGTTAAATCATCATCCTTAACTTTAGATGTTTTATCTAATGTAGGAAGCATTTTAATTACTTCTTCTATTTTAATTTTAGTAACTTTATCTGTTACTTTAGAATTAAGCTCAGTTAAAGATTCTTTAATTTCATTTACCTTAGAATTGTAAAATTCTTTTAATCTTGGTGTGTTGTCTATTGATGTAATAAGTTCCTTAAGAATTTCTTTTTGTGGTTCTAATAGTGTATCGTACTTGTCATTAAATTTTTCAAGTAGTACTCTATAGGTTAATGTTCTTAAAGTTTTATCGTATTTTTGAAATTCATCTACTACAGTTTCTTTTTGTTCTTTAACTACAGGTTTTTCAGATAAATGTTCTAATATAGTAAGTTTATTATTTATTTCTAATTTAGGATTAGAAAATTCCTTAGTTGCTTTAATTTCAGTTAGCATATAAAAAGCAGCCTGAATTTTGTAGTTTGGTAACTTATGTCTAAAGAATTTAGTTACATCATAGTGTTTTTTAATTTCACTAATTAAATTATATTTTTGTCTTTTTAAAGCACCTCTATTTAGATTAGATGAGGTTTCTAATAGTGAATTTAAAATTAAATTAGCTTTTGCTTCAGATACTGTAGTATGCTTAGCTAATTGTTCGTATAACTTATATTCCCTTCCTAATTCAGTTTTGACAAAATGTTCTTTTAGTATTTTTCTTGCCGGTGAGTCAATGCCATCTAAAGTATCAGCAGTAATTTGACGTACTAATAGTTCAAAAAGAATACCAGAATTTTTGTACTTTGAATGTTTTATATTCATTCTTCGCAGTTTGGTTTATTTATAAATATATAAAAATATTTTATTCGTGTAATTGTGATTCATCTAAAAGTCCATTCCCCTTTTTTTCCTGTTCAAAAACAAGTTTTTTTCCTGTTTTTTTAGGGCCCGGTGCTTTTTTTAACATATTTTTATGTTCCATTGCTAGTGGAGAACCACCTCTAAATTTTGGTCTTAACTTACTAGATTCATTATCATCATTTTTCATACCTTTTCTACCTAGTGGATCTTTTCCAAATGCATTTTCTTGTTTACCCCGATCAGTATTTGATTCTTTTTTTCTACCTAATGGTGCTTTTTCATTATATCCATCTGGTACATTAGCTGGATCTGATTGGGTTCTACCCATTCCATATAGTGAAGCTAAATCATGTGGTGTACCATAAGATTTACCTGTTTCTAATGGGTCATTACCTTCTGCTTCTATTTGCGCTAATCTAAAATTACGTTTTTGATCTTGTTGTACTAAATCTCTATACTCATCATATTCATCTGCACTAAAGTGGAATATATTTTCATATATCCAATCTGTAGGAATAATCTTACTATCAATCATAGATTGAGCTAATGTCATTTTTTCTGTCATTAATGCTACTCTTTCTTGATCGTATATAATTGATGGTGTAGTTAAACCTAATTCAAAATTTGTTAAATTTTCATCCTTGTAACCTTGAGTATATAAATGTACTAATGCTATCTTTTGTAATTCAGATACCATTATTCTTTGAATTCTTTCTATTGTACGAGCAAATCTAATATCTTGGGCTGCTAGTGTAGCTTTACCTTCAACTCCTTCTTCATATCCAATAAACGCTTTAGGTACTTTTAATGCTGCAAATAATTTATCTCTTAAATATTCTACATCTGCTATGCCATCATATTGTAATCCAGGTGTAGTATCTATTTTAGTAGCTGTATCATTTCCTCTAATTGGGATATAAAAATCTTCTAACATGTTTTGCATGTTATATCTTAGGTTATATTCCCCTGTTTTTTCATCCATGTGTGGAGTACGTTTCATTTTAGAAATAGTTTTTTGCATAAAATTTTCTATTTCATTAGGTGGAATGTTTCCCACATTAATATAGAATATTCGTTTTTCAGGCGCTCTTACTATACGATGTATTAACATCGCATCCTCCATTAGTGTGTATTGTTTAAACAGTTTACGTGCTGGTTCTATATAAGATCTACCATATGGGAGAAAGTTAGTATCAGTAAGTAACCTAAAATGAGCCATTTCATAGTTATCAAAAACAATATCTTTACCACTTACATCATTTGTAGTAGGCACATTATAATAACCATATCCTCCTGCTGAAACACCTTCTGGGTTCATAATATATTTTATGTCAGCTGGGTTATCAGGGTCACTTCCTTCTAATCTTTCAATGTGATATGCGTTGTAAGGTATAACATTATAAACACCAAATTTTTCTGCTATTTCTAATTTTAAGAAAAAATCTCCGTATTTACACATATTTCTAACCCAAGGCCATAGATTAAATTCTATGTTTAAAACATCATAAAATAAATTGTATAATATTTTTTGAATATTTTCATCGGATGATCTAATAGTTAGTACTTCACCCATATCATTTTTAAGTGTAGATTCATCTGCTATAACATCTAAAGCAGAAGCTATAATAGCATCTGTATCCATAGCGTCATATTCTGAGTATAATTGGGGTCTTAATGTTTGGTAATTAAAGTTACTTTGGTAACCATACAATGAAGTAGGTGATGTAGAATATAATCTATTAAATCTATCTACTAAAGAATTATTTTCATATTCTCCAGAAGATTGGATTTTATTAATATCCATAACCTTAAGTTGGTTACCCCCTTCGTTTCGAATTATTACATCTGTTGAGAATAATCTTTTTAGTCTTGTAAATAATCTAGTATCTGCCATTGTGTGTATATCGTATAAATATTATAAAAGCCAACGAATGTCCTCTTTTCCGTTAGAGTATGGGTTATCTATTTGCCACGGGTTTTTATCTCTAGGTGCTTGGTAAGCTCCATTATAATTAGTTTTTGTTGAAGCTATATTTGTTAACATGTTTTTAGTTAAATCTATTCCATGTTGTTTAAATTTAAATGCTGTGTCTCTCATGTACATTGCAGTACCAAATGACATAACTAAATCATCATTGTAACCTTGTTGTGCTTCTGGTCTACCATTTCTCCAAATAAAAGTCTTCATTTCTTCCATTAATCTTTTACTTTGAATTGTAACACCTTTATCGCTTAAATATTCTTGAAATTTACTTATTACCATAGGTCTAACTCTAGATGACATTGTAAATCCCGGTACCATTTTTGATGTATCCATGTACTGGTCAAAATACGAATCAGATCTTACTTCTCCACTCTTAGGTGAATAGTAAAGATTTTGATAACCTCTATCTATTATTGTTTGTATTGTAGCCCAACCTATGCTATTATTTTCTACTACTAATAGTGCTTCATTATACTCTGCAGCTATACCTACTAGTAAATGTCCATATTCTTTTGTACCTAATTGTCCTCTATATTCTGCTACTTGAGTATTGTTTTCTACATCTATTATATGGAATGCTGAGTGGTCTTTTCCGTCTCCTCTAGCAACGTCAGCCACAACCATATATGTTCTCGAATAATCGCATGGTTCCCAAACCCATAAATTTCTATCAGCCCCACGACGTTCAAGAGGATCTTTAATGTAAGTTTTTTCATAAAATTCTATATATTCAGGGTAAAATACAACATCACCTGATGTTGAAAAATCACAGTCACATTCTTGTGCTGCCATTCTAGGATCACCTAGTAATTCATCTTGCCTATCTCTCCATGCTTGGTCTCTTTCTGGGTGTACAAACCATGGTAATCTTATTGGTAAAAAATCATTTGCTTTTTCTTCTGCTCTAACCCATGTTTGATGAAACCAATTTCCAGTACCATAAGGTGTAGATATTGCTATACAACCACCTCCAGTTGCTAATGTTTGTTGTGCTGAGGCCCAAATTTCACCTATATTTTCAATAAATGCTGCCTCATCTATTATTAGTAATGATACTGCTTCTGATCTACCTGCATCTGATGCTGCTGAAGTTGCCTTAATTTGGGATCCATTTCGTAAACGTAAATTTAGTTTATTATTTTCCGCTGCATCTACTTTAAGCCATGAAGGTAAATTTTCATACATAAATTTAACCTTTGTAACCATATTTTTAGCTGTTTCTTGTTTTGTAGCTATACAAAGTATATTTTTATCTTTATTAAATAACATCATCCATAAAGAATAACCAGCTGATAAAGTAGATATACCTAATTGTCTGGATTTTAAAACTATAGAATAAGGATTATCATTAAATAAAGCTAACATTTTTTCTTGAAATGGAAATAATGCAAATTGAATTCTACCTCTTTGAGGGTGTTGTATAAAACAGTATTTTTTCATAAAATGTATAGGATCGCTAGCACATTTTAGATATTCTTGTTTTATTACTTTTTTTATATCACTCATAGAAGAGACTCTATGGGCACTTGGATTTTTGGTTTTTTAAGTTTTGGCATTTTTACCTTCCAGTTCATCTTAAAAGTTAAAATTGGTTGAAAACTATTATTTATACCTATTCCTACCCCATATAATTTTTCTTTTTTAGTTCTTAGTATTAATTCACTACCAGCATAACTTATTTGCTGTCTGTCTCCACCTAAACCGAACCCAACATACAACTCTCTTTCATTAACCTCACGTTCTGTTTGAATTATTGTTGTAGGGTATACTAAATTATATTTAATACCCCTAGATAATATTTTATTTTGTGATATTGTATCATTTATTATAAATGTAACACTGTCTTTTTTTAATGTATCAGTGTAAGCATATGTTGCAAAATATTCTTCTAATACTGAAGCTGTATCTACCGGGATAGTATCATGTACCTCTACTGTATCATGTACAGTTTTAGTTTTCCATTTTACTCGGGTTTTATATTTTGGGATGTAAGTTGGAACCGTTTCTACAATAGTGTCGTATTTAGTTTCTATCTTTACTATTGTTACAGGTTCTGCAGGTAAGGGGCTTTTTTCTCCTCTGCATTCTCTAAGTAAAAATATAACTATTATTAACCCTATTATGATTAGGGATTGAAAGTTTTTAAAGATCTTTTTCAAGTTTTTTCTTTTCAGCTGTCATGTCTTTCAGCTCATCTTTAATTTTATCCTTTGCTTTACCTTCTGCTTCTTTAAACTCTTTAGCTTTTTTCTTCATTTTAGCTGTTAGTTTTTGAAGCTTATTTGATATAGATGCTACTGAATCTTTTTTCTTTAATTCTGCTGATGTTGGTTCTTCATCTTCTTCTCTTAAACTAGAAAATTTTTCACCTTCTCTTTCTGCAGCTTTATAATCATCATCTATAGCTTTAAGAACATCATTTAATGCTTTTCTATAATCCATTCCATCGTACTCGTCATCCATCATATCTTGAAATAAACTAACTATTTGACTCATTTTAGAGTTAGTTTGGTAGACTTCTTTTAAATCTTTTTCATCTTCTTTTTTACCTATAGCAGCTAATTTTCTAAGAGGTTTTTCTTTAGCACCCGTTCTCATTAAATGTTGGATTCGGTTTTCTCTTTCTTCATCAGACATACCTTCTAAAAGTACAGATGTGATTTCGTTTTTGATTGCTTCTTTAAGTTCGGATCTTTTCATCGTAAAGTATTTGTTATACATATTGTGGAGAAAGTGTCTCTTGTATAACTTTGATACGTTCTTCTGTGGTACCTTCGATTTGAATTAAATTTTTAATTCTATTACCGTATCTAGTAATAAAATATCTTATTGAATTATCTATGAGTTGTCTGTATTTAGCCAT